GTTGTATATTATAAATTGTTTAACAATAATATAAATTTACGATATGTATTTTGAGAGCCTTTTCAAGAAGACCAGTGGTGTGACCACTACCGCCTTTCCGCCTCTTAAACCGGCGGATGTTCAAGTCCTTTTGTGGATTTGGATTATTATAACATTACCTCCGGCGGTATGGTTTTACGCCCGGTTAGTTATGCGTGTTTTTCGCGAGGTTTGGGCGCGATACCGCGGAAATGACTCCCTTACTACCCCATTTACAAATGAATCACGATACCATTCGTTTGGAAAGCAACCTGAGAGTTTACGGTACGGTTCCGAACCCTTCGATGCAGGATGGCCCCCTTCACAACTTATATTGTGGGTTAAAACAGAAAACGGAATGGAACGTAATGCTTGCGCTTGGAGGCTTGGAGACTTTTTGGTTACTGCGTCTCATTGTTTACCTAGTGAAGATGGTCGGCTGTGTTTGTCTACGCCTACTTCGCCTATTCAAGTTTGTGATTTTAAGATTAAGTATAATCATGATGAATTGGCAATTGTGGAAATACCTGTTTCTGTGTTTACTACTTTACAAGTTAAATCTGCTAAAGTTTGTTCCACAGATGATGCAATGGTTCGCATCACAGGTTGTGGAGCTTTACGATCAACTACCGCCGGTATCCTCACTCCTACGGACATTCTTGGAATGTATAAATATTCTGGAACCACAAAAGAAGGATATTCCGGTGCTCCATATATGGTTGGAGACAATACAGTGGCCGCTATGCATATGTTCGGTGGTGATGCTGGTAATCTGTGTATGTCAGCCAAGTACATTCAAATGGTTGTCCAACAACTTGTTATGCCAGCAAAGCTTAGGAACAAGCTTAGGGTTTATGGCCCGGTTCTGGCTACGTCAGATGACAAGCTTATTGGCGCAAGCTTCCCTGAATCTCTCTTACGTAACGTTGGTGATCGTTATTCCAAAATTAATATTCGTGATAAAGGATTATCTCCTGAATCTCGTAAAAAGAAACGCAAACAGCAGGTCGCTGATGACTGGTATGAAGAAGATGTTCAGCCTGGCCAAGTTATTCGTGCTCGTCGTTCTCGGTTTGACCCGGACAGTTACGAATTTCAACTTGGCGGTCATTATTATACTGTTGACGATGATGGTTTTCAGCGGCTTCGGCGGATTGCTAATAAGCGTGGTGGTAAGGTTGAGTTGGGCTCTGTTGTGGGCGCTACCCCTAATGGTGAATCCTTATATAATTATGATGATGTTTGTTTTGATGAAGATGAGGATTCTTTTTTAGAGAGATCGAGCGAAACGGGTTTCGATATATCGGAAAAACCGATCCAATCAGTAGAAATGTCGGTGCTTATGGAACAAATTCTTACATTGCGCAAAGATTTCCTGATTTTGACAGAATCGATAAGCTCGAAGAGTACTGCCCGCCAGAGTTCCACACACAGCGGCAAAACAACACAGCAGAACTCCGAAGTTTCGCAGTCCATTCAAAAATAAGACGCGAATTGTTAGATAGGATACAACCGTTGACGACCCAGCAATTCAATTCGGTTTTGGATCGAAGCGAGGACGTGTTTTCAAAAATTAGAGTTGAGATTTCTGATGACTTTCTAGATTTTGATAAGGTTTTAAAAATTGTGCTATCTCTTAATATGGATGCATCCCCTGGTTTACCTTTTTGTAAACACTATAAGACCAATGCTGAGTTATTGGGGTTCGATGGATTTAATTGTGATGCTGTTAAAGCCGATTGTTTGGTGAATATGTTCTATTATTGGCTTGACAACATCCAAGTTTATCCTTTTAGAATTTTTATTAAGGATGAACCTCATAAGTTATCAAAGAAGCAAAAAGGCCGATGGAGATTAATATTTTCATCACCTCTATTTTATCAAATTTTAGAGCATTTATTATTAGATCCTTTAGATGAAATGGAGAGTTTGTGCCAATGGGATTTACCAACAAAACTGAGATGGCATCCTTTTTGGGGTGGAGCTCAAATGGGCGTGTCTAACTTTGATAACCCAGTTAGTCTTGACAAGCAGTGTTGGGATTGGACTTTAACGGGACAATTCGCAGAGTTAGATAATGCTCTAAGATCAAATTTAGTTAAAGCCCCCAATAAATGGCACGAATTGTTTGAAACCGTAAATGATCTGATATACAATAAAGCTGTTTTCCAATTTTCAAGTGGACATCAATTTCAGCAAGTTGAGCCTGGGCTAATGAAATCAGGCCTAGTGCGCACTTTGTCAACAAATAGCCATTGCCAATGTTTCATTCATTGGCTGGCGGAACAAAAGTGCGGACATAGTCATAAGTTCTGGACTATCGGGGATGACTTGTTGGTTGATGATCCTTGCGATGACTATTTGCGATATACATCTGATTATTGCATACTTAAGGAGGTTGAACCTGGTTACAATTTTGCAGGTTTTAATTTGAAGACAAAAACTCCTCTTTATTGGTCAAAGCATATTTATCGGCTATTGTATGTAGATGAGAAAGTCATACCTGACGTTTTGGATAATTATCAGAGGTTGTATGTGTATTCTGATAAAAAGTTTAACATCTTTCAGGATATGCTTTACGATTTGGACCCTACTAAAATCAGGTCCCAAGCTTATCTTAAACGTTGGGCAGTTCAAAAACCATCCAACTTTAAATTTTTGATAAATTAATAACATAAGGGAGGAAGGGAGGGCCTAATCCGTTACGGATTGGCGCACGTCCTTGTATGCGCATCGCTTCATACACCCTA